GGCGAATTGATCGTCATAGTTTCTTTCGACTTCGCTAGAGAAAGTCAATTCGTTTTCCAAGACCATCAACGCTTCGTTGGTGATCATGCTGATGGTAAGCAGATTGTTGCTCATTTCGTTTCCTTAAAAGAATGGGTTTAGCGAATCTTTCCAGCCAATCGTGCTGCTCTCCAAGCCTGATATGAACCATGAAATTGACCATCACTGGTCAGGTTTACATCACGCCCATTAGCTGCTGATCTGATTGGATTGATCGGCGCGGGTGCTTTACTTTTCCCAACAACAGGCTTTGCGTCAGTCTTTTCGTACTGCGCTTCCAACCTCCCAATTGCTCTCAAGGCGGCGGTCAAGGTCATGCCTTGCAGTTTTACAGCAAAGTCAGGATTTTCAGCAAGGTGATACAGGATGCGTGGGCCAACATCTGATTCAAAGATTGCATCCCGCACTTCGTTACTTACCGTAACGTCTGTGGAATTAACCATGTCATCAAAGTCTGGCATTTCAGCTTTGGCTGCCTTTACCCGTTGACCCCATGCGTCTATTAGCTTGGCGTGTTCGGCGGCGGCTTTTGCCTGCACTTCCTTTTGCTTCTCTTCCTGCAATCGCTGTTCCACTCGATAGTCAGTCAACGCCTTAGCGTATTCGTACATATCGCTGAACTGCTCTGGCAAAGGTTCTGATTCGGCTATTGGTTCAGCTTTGGGCTGAAACTGCGCCTCCAAGTCCCTTACCTTTGCTTCCAATGATTCCCTTGCTTCACGTTCCTTTCGGGCTTCTTCCCGTGCGGCTTCGCGTTGCTTGGTTATCTCTGAAAACCGTCTTTCCAGCTTAGGATTTTGTTTTTTATCCTCTGTTGCTGTCGCTTCGTTCTCTACCTCTGTCGGCTCACTCTGTCCTTGATCAACCTCTTGCGGCTCTGTTGGTTCTGCAACAGCCTCGCTAGGCGTTGGATCAGCTAAACCCATTCTCTTGGCATTAAATTCAGCTAAATTTTCACTTGTCACCACATTGGCGGCAAGTCGTTCTGCTACTTCTGACATTGAGTTTCCTCAAAGAATTCACCCAGTTGACCCAACTGGTAAGGTTTTGTGGTTTTTACCACGAAATCATTGATATGTCAAAGTGTGCCAGCTTTTCGGCGTTTTTCGTCACCTTTACGCATGAATTCTGCGTGTTTAGCTTTGCCGCTTTCCAAATTGGCTTTGATATATCTTTCTTCTTCCAGACGCTGCATTTTTCTATGCTCTGCGGCATGAAACTTGGCTTTTTCTTGGTGTTCTTTGTGAACTGGATGCGGCGCGGCATACATGGCAGCGTGTTTGTGCGAACCCATTGCTTCGTGATGCTGTGCCGCGGTTTCAGCTTTTTTTGATTGTTCTGCCGCATCCCTAGCAAATGAACGATACATCGCTGGGTTTTTCATTGTTGAATTTGCTCTTTTTTCCATGAATTCTTTATCAAATTCAGCTTTGTTTTCACTAGTTACGGTTGGCATATCAATTCCTTATTGCATGGGTTGTTCAAATGTTTGCTGTGCTGGCAGCTGCATTTGTTCCTGCATTGGCTGCGCCATTTGTTGCGGTTGAATTGGTTGTTGCATTTGCTTTTGTGGCAATGTTAATGGATTTGCACCGTGCGAAATATCCTGTGCGGCAATCATTGCATATTGTTGTTGTTCAGCATCAAGGCGCGCAATTTCCATCAACAACTGATCGGGTGACATTCTTGCAATAAGCATTTTGACCAATGCGTCAATTTCAGTTTTGTTTTGGCTAGTGATGGCGCGGGTGTTTTGGTCATTGACCTTAACCTCTGCCATTGTTTCGGTATTGTGCGCCCTAGCGGTAACGTCCATGAGTTTGCGTTTGGTAGCGCCCTCTTCCTTGATTTGGGCAACCTGACCACGGTTGTTAATCTCCAACTGCGCGGCTTGCAATTGCTGTTGCATCTGCTGCACTTGTTGCTGTGCCTGCGCCAAACGCATCTGAACTTCAGGCGGTATATCTGATTTCTCATCAATATTAGCCATTGGGTTCATGGCGGCTAGGCGGTCAGCGATTACGTCAGCGCCGGGGAAGTCCATGTTTCGGAATACCAAGTCACCCGCAATATTGAACAACTGCTCATTGCCTGTTAGCAAAGGCATCATGGCTTCAACTGCCTGCTGGCGGCGGGATTGGAAGCCCGGCCCTGTGTCCATCACCACATCATATTCGCCCACGGTCACATCATTCAAAACCTCGCCAACCGCGTCTTTTTCGTTAATCACGGTCATGTCAGGCTGACCATCTGACCCAATGATCCGCATTACCCTTTGCGTGTCATAGATTTTAGGGATCAAGTCCAACAGGATTTTGCCTGTATGCCTGATTGATCGGGTCATGTTGTCGTAAAAGTGGAAATTGCTCAAATCCACTTGGTTCTGCTGACCAGCCAAGGCTTTGCCTGAAATATTGCCACTTGGTAGCTGGTTAGGGTCTAGGATGCCCAACACCATCTGCAAGTCAGCAGAAATGGCGGCGGCGGCTTCCATGATGCCTTGGGGCGGCGGTTCGGGTTGCAAGCGGGTAGGAACTGGGGCGGGTTGCCCCTCAATGTCTTTCTGCTTGTAACGCAGTACAGGGCTAGACTTGATGTTAGCCAGCGCCCATTCGTTTTCGTGTCCCTCATCCTGACCCTCTGCCAGCAACCACTTTGCTTTTGGTGCAAGGGCAACCGATTCGGTCATGCTAGTGCGCCAGAAGTTGTACATACGCTGTGGGTCTTTAGCAAACCGCACCAAGCCATATTTCTTGCGCTTATCGTCCACGATAACCTGTGCGCCATAGCATGGAACAACTGGGATGTACTTACCCGCCCAAGTCTTTTCTTCCAATATTTCTATGGCGGTCATCTTGACCCACTTCACCGCCTTGCGGAATGATTCACGTTCATCAACCACAGTCAATCCCGCGGCTTCCACACGTTCAAAGAATCTTTCCGAATCAGCAAATTGGCGTGTGCCATCACTCAGCAAATACAGCTTGGCTCGTTCACGTTCAATATAGAAGAACTCAGCAATTCGAATATCTTCTTTGGTGATCCAGCTTGCCGTGTCATCCCCTGTTGACCGCTGGGTAAAGTTAGCACCATCATCAGCGTCAGGGTAGTAATCCTTAAAAACCTTTTTATCCAACACCGTGGTGATCAGGCAACGTTCAGCGTCTGATCCATCAGGCAGGATTGAATTGGGGTCAAAGTACACGGTAAACGGGTTGTCAATCGTGTCAATGTAGATTTCTTGATCAAAAGAATCCTCGCTTGTGTATCGAGTATTGACCCTCCAATAACCCCAACCCATCCGCACGGCGTAATCAAAGGCGGTATCGTAGGCGGTATCAGCGTTGGAATTGACCTCAATGTGGCGGGTCATTCCCTCAATTACTTGGGCAATCTTGTAATCAGCCAAGTTATTCACAGGATGCACCTTGATGCGTGGGCGTTGCATCCGCTGCTGGTTGGTCACCTGTCGGATATAGGAATCAATCTTGTTGATGGTCAAGCAGGGTCTAGCTTCTACGTTCCTGCTGTTCTGTATCTCTACAGGCCATTGATCGCCAGCGGCAAACTTAATATCTTGTAGCGCTTCTGCGCGGTTCGTGGAGTCAGCATCATTGACCAACCGCCAAAATTCAATGGCTTTGTTGATTCTGCCGTCTTTGCCTGATGCGTCTTGGTAAGCCATATTTAGCCCTTTAAATCTGTTACCAAATTATCACACTAACCCATCCAACTGCCAACTGTGGCAATTTGTGCTTTGGGCTTGCGTTTTGGTGTGTCTTGAATCATCAGGGCAATGTAGCGGAATGCGTCAGCCCCGTGCGAATAGTGATCATGTAGCGGATTGCGGCTGAACTGCCCTGTTACTGGGTCAACCTCATACCGATAGTGGCGCAGGCAATTAATGCCCTCTGCAGCGTGTTCCCTGTCAAACCAACAGCTTGGGAATATTGTTCTTGCGGCGTTAATTGAGTCAAGGATTGGCACTCTAGGCAGAATCCGCGTCTTATAGCCTGCCGCCCTCACAATGTCATCAATAGAACGCCCAGCCGCTGCTAGTGTCTGATTCTCAGCGTCATGGGGTAGCCAAACCGTGTCATACACATAACCAAACGTCTGCATGGTTGCCAAATAATGGCTCATGGTCTTTTGGCTATCCTCAATGTACCGAATCAGGCGGGTTTCCATGCCCACAAACTGCAAGAACCAAATAGAGGTGCTATCCGACCAACCAAGGTCAAAGATTGCGTGGACAGGCTTTGTAGCATCATAAGCCACACGGGTTAGCCTACCCTCCACTTCAGCCTGTTGCAGTTCCTTGGCAAAGATAGCCCCATCCACCGATTGGCGGCATAAGCCCTCCCACACTTGGTTATAGGCTTCAAGGTCACGGTTCTTTAGTGCGTCCTTTTCCAGCTTCAGCGTTTCAGGAAACCAAGGGTTGTCCGACCAGTTAATTTTGATTTGGATGCAGTCATCAGGCGGGTTAAGCACAAAACGCTGGTAGGTTTCGTCTGTTTCCAACTCAGGATTGAATGAAATCCATATCTCTGACCCGCCCTTGCGGATGGTTGGAATCAGAATGTTCCACGATAAACGGCTGGTAGTCTGGGCTTCTTCAACCCAGCAAATGTCTACACCTTCATAGGATTTGATGTTTGACACATTATTTTTGAGGCCCACAAAGCTGAATTCTGTGCCGTTGCGCCCCCTGATGCTGGCCTGGGTGATCTCATAGAACCCCAATAGTCCAAGGCTTTCAATCTGGTCACACAGCAGCTTATGCACCGAATCCCTGATGCTTGTCTGGAACTCTCGGGCGCACAGGATGCGGATGGGGTTCTTTGCCCCCAGGATAAGCAATGCCCTGG